CCTTTAGGGGGTAGGGGGGCGTTTTCCGGATTCTGAAATCTGCTCCAAGGCATTGATCCGAAACAGAACTTCCAGAATCCGGAGCAGAATTCGGAAAGGCCCTTCCGGATTCTGGAAAGCACCTTCCAAGTCACTGAAATGAAACCGGAAAAGCCAGAATCCAGATTTCACGCGGGGAGCAGAATCTGCGGATTCTGGCCAGAATCCGGGGCTGCGGAGCCAGAATTCGCGGCGCGGAACGGCGTGAATTGTCATGCCTCGTCCTCCTCCTGGTAGACCCAGACGGAGGGGTTCTCGACGGGCAGGACGGCCCCGGTCTGCGGGCATTTGTAGTGGCTGGGCAGCGCCGGGATCAGCTCCGGCGTGATCTCGCCCGTGTCGGGATCGACGGTCTCACCGCCCGTGCCGAGCAGCATTCCCTCGACGCACAGATAGCCGTACTTGCTCCGCTCTGCGGCTAGGCCGATGCGCGTGGCGGCGGGGCCGCGGATGAACTTGACCTTGCCCTTGGTGGCGAGAACGCTGAGCCGGTCGTGGACGATGGTCCGCCCGCCGAGGCCCCCGGTATTCTCAAAAGCTTCGGAGAACTGCGCCAGCGTGTAGAGCTTGCCGCGTCGCGCCTCCTCGTAGAGCAGGCCGAGGATGACGTCGTGCTTGCGCATGCGCTCGGCGTCATGCTTGGCGCCCACCTCGGCGCGGACCAGGCGCTCGTTCATCGGGTTGATCTCGACCCATTGGCCGTCGCGCTTGTCGATCAGCTTCGAGGGCAGCGCGGGGCCGTTGCGCAGCTCGATCTCCAGCTTGCGCTCGGACGCGTCCTCGTCCGGGCGGTGAAGGATCAGGCCGGAGGTGTAGAAGCCCCGCAGGGCGCTGGCGCCCGAAAGCGCGAGGAACGGATCCTCCTTCACCTGGTGTTTGCTGAGCTTCTTGGTGTGGTGGATCAGGACGATCCCGCAGTCGGGGTTCACGTGGTCGCGCAGCACCTCGACCCGGTCCTTGAGGAAGAACATCATCGCGGCGTTGTCGTTCTCGCCACCGCCGTCAGGTCCGCCGTCGAACAGGTTGCGGATCGGGTCGATGCACAGGATGTCGACGGGCTCGGCCGGGAACGCCTGCTGGATCGCCTGCGCGACCAGCGCGCTGCCACCCTCATCGAGCAGCAGTTTCAGCTTCGGCGTGACGACAAGGTTTTCGCGGGCGGCGGCCATCACCCCGGGCGGCAGGCCGATCTGCTGCATCCGTTCGCGCAGATAATGGTACTGGATCTCGGCCTGCAGATAGAACACGCGCAGCGGCCGTGGCGGCGTGAAGCCAAGGAACGGCACACCGGCAGCCATGTGCACCAGCCAGCTGATGACGAGATCGCTCTTGCCGACCTTGGGCGCGCCGCCGAGCACCAGCATGCCGCCCGGGGTCAGGACGCGCGGGCCGATGATGTCGTCGGGCATCGGCGTGCCGTCGTCCAGCAGCGCGCCCAGGGTGAAGGTGGCGATCTCTCTTGCCGCATGAGCGCCGTCGTTCCGAATGAGCGGCGGGCCGTTCCTCGCAATATGTAGCGACCAGAGCCGCTCGTATTCGACCCAGAGACGGTCTTCCAGCCAGTTCGGCCGGATCATCGCCGCGTTGTATTCGCCGATCGCGCGCCAGGCTTCCTCCCGGCTCATCCGCCCCTCATGCGCCATGCGGACATAGTGGCCGATGGCCATGCTGACGCCTTCGAACCGCGTCCAGGCGTCCTGGCCGCCCTCGCGGACCGGCGTGGTAAGGGCCGCGTCCACGCCGGGTTTCTCGCGCGGCTCGGCCGTCGCCATGCCGACACCGGGCATGGGCGGCATTTCAGACGCGCGCTCGAGCATGTCGGCCAGATCGAACTCGAGATCGCTGGCTTCACGGATCAGGACGAGCCGTTCCTGTCCGCCTTTGTGATACACCGTGCCGGGCACGCGGATCGGCTGGTGCGCCGAGCGGAAATGCATGTCGCCGCCGACCTTGAGCGCGATATCGCCCCGCAACTGGCAAAGCCGCGCGAGATCGGCGCCTTCGGCGGGCTCGGTCAGCTTCCACCAGACATGGAGCTTGGTCGCGCCATCGGCTGTGCGCCCGCCGCTCTCCACGATCAGCGTCGGGCGCCCGATATGGTGTACGAGGTGATCGAGCTTGGCGGGGATGTCGCCCGCGTCCAGATCGACGACGACGCTCTGCATCTGCAGGACATCGGCGGCACGCGCCTGTCCGGTTTCCGCCACCGTGCCGGGAATGACATAGACCGCCGCTCCCTCGCGCGCGCCCCAGGCGGCGAAGGTGGCGAGCTTGTCGGGCGCCGCGCCGTTCGCGTCGATCCAGATGTTGTGGGGCCGGCCGTCCTTGCCCTGACCCTTGTCCACGAAGCCACGGACAGGGATCAGTCCCTCGGAATAGCCGAAGACCACGTCGACGAAGCGCGCGATCTGCGCGGGGTCAGGTTCCACGGCGAAGGGATCGGGCAGCGGCGCCGCGTCGTTGAAATCCCGCCAGGGGTTGAAGTGGATGATCTTGTCGTCGCTCATGCCGCCAACCCCCAGCACCGGTCGGCATGGGCGCAGAACCGGCATTCGAAGAAGTCGCGGTTGGCGGCGATACGGGGCAGCAGTTCGCCCGCGTCGGTGGCCTGCAGGATCCGCACCGCGCGGTCGGACATGCGCTGCGCCAGATCGGCATCGAAGGCGACCTGCTCGTGGTGCAGTTCGGCCGTGTCCTTGTTGATCGCCGTGAACAGTGCCGGGGCAGAGGAAATGCCTGGCACCGAGGGCTCCATGTAAGCTTGGTAGATCGCGATCTGGGCGGCATAGACGGGCTTGGAGACGGCGACCCCGTCCTTGACGCAGGCCCGCCAGTTCTTCGCGTTCATCGTCTTGCATTCCCAGAGCGCCGGGGTGCGCAGACCGAGTGCGGCCGGGGCTGCGGCCACGATCCCGTCGACATGGCCACGGATGCGGCCGCCCGCGACGGAAAAGCCGAACTGTTCACCATCGGGACGATTGCCCTTGCGGGTATAGAGGTCGAGCCCCGCCGCCCGCAGCCAGCGGATCGCCAGATCCTCAAGCTGATGGCCGATCTCGAAGATCCTCAACGTCTGGCCGCCGAAATCCGCGCCCTCATCCTTGGGCGCGCCTGCGAACTCGAACTGCAGCGCGCGTTCGCAGGCATGTCCCAGACGGGACGCGCCGAGATAGGTTCGGGGCGGCGTGGCCTCCCGCTCGGCGATCAGCGCGGCGTCGACCAGCGCGTTGATCCGCTCGGTCATGGAGGGGCGCGGGTTGAAATCCAGCATCAGAATGGAATCTCCGCCTCGGCGGCGATCTCTGCCATCTCGGCGCGGAACGCCTCGACGGTCAGGACGATCAGCCGGTGCATGTCGTTCTGGGTCAGCTGGCCCAGCGGGCGGTTCCAGCCGATCCGCTCCATCTCGGGCGCAAGCGCGCGCATCACGGCGGGCAGCGCCTGAGTTTCCTCTTCGGTGAAATCGACCATGCTCAATCCTTTCCGGGCTTTGAGGGTGAAGGCCGTCTGGCAGCCCATGGAGCAGAACCAGCGGCGGGTGCGGGTTGGGCGCGGTCGGTGCGGATCGAACCAGCCGAAGCCGCGCGCGCGGGATGTGCAGACGGCGCAGAGCACCGGCCGCGGATGCCAGCGGCGGTCACGGCCCGGTCGATCCGCAGCCGCTGCGGACGTGGGTGCGATTTGCGCGACATGGCTCACGCGGCCCTCCCGATGTCCGGGCTGGCGCGGCCCACAAGTTGGCGAATCTCGCGCTTGTTGAAGCCGAAGGTCATCAGAGCGGAGGCACGGTAGCGCGTCAGGCCGAAGTCGTGGCGGCACTCGGGCGGCAGGTATTGCAGCTGCTTCTCGGTCGGCGGCTGGCGCAGCCAGGACCGGGTCTTGAACGCGCTCTCATCGGTCTCGTGGGTGTTAAGCCAGTCATCCGCCTGCGCCAGGCAGACCGGGCGTTCACCCACCCCCAGCAAACGCGGCGTCTGGCCCTTGCCGCCGCCAACAGCGTGCCAGCGACCATCGAGGAAAAAGATGCCACCCCAGGCACTGAACCCGTTGGCCATCAGCGCCGCATCGTCGCCGAAGAGATCGACCCACGCGAAGCTGGACCGCTTCAGCAGGTCGATTTCCGTCATCATGAAGCCCGAGAGCGGCGTGGCGCCGCCACCTTCACCGGCCTCTTCGTCCTCCCGCGGGAACGCCTCGCCGCAGAGCGGGCATTCGGTGGTGGCCAGCGGGATCTCCGCCTCGCAAGCCGGACAGGTCTTGGTCGGCGCTTCGCCGGTTTCGGTCTTGCCGTCGAGATCGACATCCTGTTCCAGCGTGCCGTGGATCAGGCTCGAGGTGCCGAAATCCAGCACGACGCAGTCGGTCTTGACGATGCCGGGATGTTCCTCGGGATCGACGGTGCGCAGCCCGCGCCCGACCATCTGGATCATGGTGGACTTGTAGGAGCTGGGCCGCAGCAGCACGACGCAGGAAGTGGGCGGATGGTCCCAGCCTTCGGTCAGCACCGCCACGTTGACGACGACGCGGATGTCC